GTTGTACAGTCGGCAAGATACGTCGCTGAATCGGTGAGACCGTTCGACCGTGAGCCGACATTAAGGATTGACCAGCTGCGCGGATCGTAGTTTGCTTTTGTAAGCATCGCACTCGTGAGTGCCGCATTGCCGGTGCTTAAAATATACACCATGTCCGGCACGATTGAACCGCCGAAAACGGTGTTCAAAAACTGCGCTGTTGCAAGCGCGGTCGGGTTTGCCGCCGTAAACGCCGCCACCATGTCGGACGTGACTGCAATCAGTCCCGACTGAACGTTTGCGGTGTATCCGGTTATCGTTTCGCGTGTTGCAAAGACGATCCGGCGGGGAAGACCCGAAAGCAGTCCTGTCGTGGTGCTGCTTGATATGGTAATAAATTTCGCTGCTGACATTTTACGCCTCGTATTCCAAAGATTTTTCTATTGTTTCGACGACTTCGGCCGTCGTGATTTCTTTGCCGCCGGTGATAGTTGAAACGAACGTTGTCACGGTCTGACACTCGAACACTAAACCGCGCTGTAATACTTCAAGGCCGCCCTTGACAGAAAACTCCGGCGTCTCGTCGTGCCGTAAAACATTCGCGATATCCGTCCAGATAAAACTTTCGGGTGAGGTGATAAGTTCGCGCGCGATTTCATACGGTTCAAAGAGCGCGGCGTCGTTCGCTTCGTCGCTTGTTTTCGCTGTGAAAAAGTTCAGTATGTATTCAAAATCCATTAACACGCCGCTCACGGACGAGGCGAACGGCTGACGATTTTTTACGCGGTATATCGATTGAAAATAGGGATATGACGCGTTTTTCGGTACGGCCCCGTATTTATACACGCGCGCCGTTACACTCTGCGCCTTCAGCGCTTTATTGAGTGCTTCGTTCATCGCGTAATATTTTTCGTTAATAGTCATTCTACCGCCGCAACCCTTATTTCATCACACACTGCGACAACCGTACCGATGGGCATTCCGGACTCATTGTCATACGCACTGACAAACGTCCATGTAAGAATCCGCCACGACCGCCCGTCTGCAACGATTTTTTCCGGACGCTCTTCGAGTGCTTCAGCTAAAAGAATCGACACCCCGTTTTGTACTTCGATCCCGCCTTCCCGGAGCCGTTGAATATCGACCGGTTGTAATGCGTGAATCGACGCTTTGAGCGTCATTGTCGTCGGGGTGACCGTACAAGAGCCGTCATCATTATCGACTAACGCGTCGTAGGTTACCACGCAATCAGTATCGGCAACCCGCGCCGCGACCATGCTTGTGAGACCGCGCAGGTTCATAATTTACACCGTTTCAAAGCGATACCGCCCTTTTGCTTTCCGAACTACGACACCCGGCTTCACACCGGTTTTACTGCTCACTGACCACGTTTCAGGGCTAATTTCCGTGAAGGAATAATCCGCCGGGTTTCCATACCAGTACTCGGCGATAAGTTTTTTCATCATGTCGAGCGACGGCGACGTGCCGAGCAATTGTCCGTTTTTAACGGTCGCCACCATTTCGCGCGCCATATTTTTTACCATGATAACGATTTGAGTGTCTGTCATAATTCAAGCCCCACGAGTAGCGCCTGTCTTCGTTCTGTTAATCGTCTGCGCCATCGCTCGGAATCATTTCCCGCAAAGCTCGTCGATACGCCATTTTGACTGACTGACGAGATTTCCGGGAACTTATTATCAAGCGAAAGAAGATAGCAGGCTGTGTCAAGTACTTGCGAGTTGTATGCGTTATCACCATACAGACCGCTGTCAACGTCACGCTTTGCCATCGCAACGTATATTGATATGTCAGCGTCAGACACGGCCGGATTGTCCAGCCGTGTCTTTAATTCTGCCGAAAATTGTGCGTCTGTGTAGATCACTTACGCATTAACCGAGAAGTCAAGGATAAATACTTGCCCGCGCTGTATCACCATTGGTCCACCAAAAGTGAGTTGAGCCGCGAAAGATGAACGCTGTTCGCTCACAACGCCGGTTGTGATGCGAGGGGTTGCGGTTGCCATAGGAAGCAAAATTCCTTTGCGACCAGTAGGCGCGCCGTGAACCACTGCCACAACGTTGTTGTACTGCGCTGCGCCGAGTGAGTTTGTACGAGCGTTAAGAAGTCCCGACGCTTTCACTTCGATATTTTCAATCGTTCCGCCGATCGCGAGCTTCAGAGCTTCGCCGAGCGTACGGTTGAAAGTACCTGTTGAAAGATACTGCACCAAGATCGAGTAAATCGACGTCGGAACGTACAGAACCACTTTGCCGCTTGTCGCAACGTTGGTCAAAGCGATAAGGTTCAAAAGACGTACAATGTCTTTATAAACGTTCATCGGATCAGCGTTTGAAGGAAGCGGAGCCGTTCTGTCAGCCGGTTTGTAATTGTAATTCGTAATTTTTTGAATCAGCGTTGTCGGGTTTGCCGCCCAGTCTGCCGCAGTTGCCAGAAGTGGAGACGCTGCACCTGCACTCGCAAGTGATAGCGCTATCGCACTTGAAAGCAAACCATAGTTGCCGCTTGATCCGTCAAATGAAGACGAACCCCATCCGTCAACGAACATGCGCTCAGTTGCTTGCATGACCTGCTGTTCGATTGTTGCAAAAAGCTGTGTCTGAAGAATGAAACCTGCGAGCGCCGGAGCGATTGAGCGAGCATATCCGAGAAGTGCCGCTTCCTGATCGTTCTCGATAATGAACCCTTGCGCCTCTGTATACGCGTCCTTGAATTCGTTGTACAGCGAAATCTGCGCCATATTGTTTGAATATGTGCGATCGTCGCCGTATGGATTTAAATCGCCGAGACGTCGTTTTGACGCGCCGCTCGCTTCAACGCGAGGGATGCGGAAACGACTGATTGCGCCCGCTGACGCCGCCATTTCAGGATTGAGCTGCACCGCGTCACCTTCCTGAACAAATGACTCAATAAAAGTCAACTGCTCATAAAGCTGATCGGCGAGCTGATTGAGACCCGCGAACTGGTCAAAGCCCGGATTACCGAAATACGCATTGAGCGCGGTCGCCTGTGCGTTTTCGATACTCATACCGGATTTAACCGCGTTCTGTGCGATCACGTTCATCTTTGCACGAAGACCGTGTGCCATATCCATCACATGATCGATACTTGCGCCGTCGAACTTCGTACGAAGGTCTTTGACGCTCGCATTATGATCGGGGTGTTGACTGTTCGATACTGCAAGCAGTCTTTCAGTCAACGCCTTGTATTCAGCGCGTGCGGCGGTTTCGTTTATCGCCGTGCACCCGTCTTTTCGGTGTGCGTCCGCGTACGCATTTCGGACAACGTACCAGTTTTTAAAGTTCTGCTCTGCTACCTGTGCAGATGTGATTTTTTTACTCATGATTAACCCACCTTCACAGACGACAGACGAGCAAACACGTAGTCAGTCTTTAGTTGCCCGGTGTTCTGTACGCCGGGTGTGCCTTTCCAGACAGTACCGGGAAACGCAACCGCGCTGCCTGAACTGCTTGAAAGTTTGCCCGCTGCTGTGATGTATGCTGTTCCGCCTGCGCTCGGCACAGAACCGTGAACGGCAGGTACAGACGCAACCGCGTCAATGTCGCTGACCATGCACACGTAGTCACCGTCAGCATATTCACCGACAGTCTGATTGATTGCTGATTCGACCTGAGTTGCCGCTTCAAGAAAACCGATCGCGATAATCGCGTAGGTATCCGAACCGGCTGAGTATGCAGCAGCACCAAGCACGATGACCTGCTTTCCGGTTGAATCTTCCTGTAATGTGACGACGCTACCGATCGGAGCGGCGCTCACACCTGCGGCGGTGGGAATAACAAACTCCACACCGTCAATTCTGCGCGCGTCCCACTGAACCGCGCCTTGTTTTGGATTGGCTTCCCCTATTCCGAGTCTTACACCGGGCATTAGAACACCTCCGTATTAGCCGAACTGTCGGCCCCGTCTTTTTTCGGTGACGCTATTTGCATTTCTGCAAACTTCGCGTTCACTGCTGCAATGCGCAAAGCCGGATCATTTTCAGTGATACCGGCAAGAGCGGCGAGCGTCGGGAAAGACGGCGTTTTCGCACCGAAATCGACGTTCATAGCAGTCGCGAACGCTGCGACCATCGCCTGCGACGGTTTTGCGTTTTCAAGAGTCGCGCCTTCTTTCTTTTCTTTCTCTTCCGCTTTTTCTTCGGCGGGAGTTTCTTCGCCGTCACCTGCTGCGTTTTCGCCTTCAGCTTTCGGCTCTTCTTTCTTTGGCGTGAGCTTTTCGCTGATTTCATTCAGCGCGTCGCCGTGCTTTTTGAGCGTTTCTTCCATAGCATCCATACGGTCACCCGTGTTTTTTGCTGCTATGGCTTCCTCGACCGCGTTTTTGACAAGCGCGACGATTTCTTTAGGTTCCATGCTTTCTACCTCGTTATTTAATTTCTCGCCGTGCGAGTTTCTTTCTGTTGTTATTTCGCCGGCGGTATTGATGCACACCGCGTTCGCAACGCGGATTTTATTTTCAGGGTCGCGGACGTGCGGCGCAAGCGCGACGTGTGTTGCGCGGAGTTCGTTCGCGATTGCATTATATTCTTGACCGCCCGGAGTGACGCCGTTTTCAACTTTTAAATCGTATATGTCAACAAACGCCGACGCGCCAAAGCCCGCCGAGCCGAGATTTCCCCGGATATAAGCGACTTCTTTCGCGCCCTTGACGACACCGCTCATCATAGCGGCCTTTAACGTCGTATCATAATTGACGCTGTGCGCCCATCCGTCGATTTTTTTATTCTGTTCGTTTGTGGTTGAATCATGCCCGCCGACAACGACCGGGGCGGTTTCAAGGGATTTTAAGAATTTTTCATCGGATACTGCTTCAGGTGGATAGTAGAGTCTGACAGGTTTGCCGTCAAGTGCAGTGTTGTTTGTCTGAAGTTGTCCGGCGCCGTATTCGAGGACGCCGACGCGAAGAGCGGGGACAGAAAAACGCAGAGACTCTATACGTTCGCCTGCGTCGTTTCGTGCTCGTGCCATAATGCGTTTCAATATGTTCATGTATACACCTTTAGATCATAAAATTGAAAAGTGTCAACCTAAAAATTAACAGCACACGTTTTACAGTACAACACGCCCCGGCGCATCACAAGGCGCGTGCGCGGCAGAATCTTTTTACAGTGTCCGCATTTGTTCGACGTGATGCGGCTACGTGGTTGTCGGGGTGTCGCTGCGGCGCATCGTTCACACACATACACCTTTTTCCGCACTTTATACGGGCGTGCAAGTTTACCACCACAGGCGCACAGCCGAGCTGTACAACCGCCAATACGTGGCGCTTCGTCGTCGATTTCAGCGCGTGCGAGTCGTTTATACGGCGCGAGTGTCGCAAGCGACGCGCGGGCGAGACGGTCGCCGATCTCTGAGTCGTACAGTCCGCTAATACTCATAAACAACATACCCCCGTAACGGTTTCACAGACTTTGACGGAATAGCGGCATAACACCGACAATTATGAATTGACAAGTTGTTTGCTACATACCACCCTGTCGCTGTTTCGAGGTTATAAACATGACAATCAGAAACTATAGTATCCACTGCAACGACGCGCTCAAAAATAAGATCGTGAAAAGTTATTGCGCCGGGAAAAGCGTTCTCGCTTGCTCTATTGAGTTCTTCGGCAATAAAACGGCGCGTGCGTTTATTAGACGCCTGCTCATCAAACGCGGCATCAAACCGCGCAATGGCAGTCAAGCAAACGTCATCCGCTTTCAAAACTCCACTCCCGAAGAGAGAAAAAAGATCACCGCTGCCGCGCACTCCGCCAAAAGAGGAAAGCCCGAGTCTGAAAAGAGCAGAATTAAGCTCGCTCTCACTCGCTCCAAACAAATGACCGGGCATCATATCGGGATTGGTGAAAATGAGTTTGCGGATATGCTCGTCAGTCGAAATATTCCTTTTATCCGTCAGCATCCAATTAACCGTTATAACATCGATTTTTTCCTCTGGGATTCCGTCGCCGTGGAATTGCGAAGCACTGCCGGTAACGCTTTCAGAAACGCCGCACAAAGAAAAAAAATCGAATATCTTCTCAACCGGCACACCAGCGTCGTATTCATTTCTTTCGCTTCCGTCGACACTTTGCGCGGAAACTTTGACGACATAGTCACTAGTCTTGACGAGATTCGCAGGCTTCCAGCCACTCTGTGTCAATACAGGATGATTGCCTGTTGTTCTGATCGTTATACCAGATTCCGTAATGATCGAAGTCAGTTTACCTGTGTACTTGCGCCGAAAACATCGTATAACGTCAGAGTTCAGACGTATCTTTGTACCTGAAGGAACACAACCCCACGCCGTGCCCGGATTTCCTTTATGTTCTTTTCCACTCTTTGATACTTCAGTCGGCGGATCGTCAAAAAGAAAACATTTATTTGCGAGCTTTTTATGCGTTTTTCTGACGCGCTTGTCGCGCTGCGTTGTCCAAATGTAGCGATCTGAAAACTCTTTTATTATACCCTCGTTAACAACCGTCCCCAGATTGTATGCATTTTCATCGCCGATCTGCTCGGCCTTGTCTTTATAGTGATCCGCGAACGTGAATACTTTATAAACATTTTCACCGTCCCGCGCTTCGAAAACTTTATTTAACGCCTCTTGTGCTGTGTATGAATTTTCTTTTCGCAGTCTCGCAATCTCTTTTTGAACGACTTCATTCTGCCGGTCGTTCACCATTGTATACAGTGAGTCCCGGAGCGCGCCTTGTGTCTTCAGCCACTCGTGCACCTTACCGTCAAGCGTCCCGCGATAGACCCGCATCCCTTTCGCAGCATAGTGTTGTTCAAGCGCGCGCCGGTAACGTTTTGAAAAGAGGCGCGCCCGGCTGTCATACTCTTCCCGCGCGTCTATACTGTCCTCGTTATCCCACACAGCGCGCGCGTAGTCTCTGACCGCTCGACGCCACTGCGGGGCATGCTTTTCAAAAATGTCTATCATAGTCCGTTTTCAGACTTGAATTTTTTCATTAACATAACAAACTTTTCAGGCTGCCATTTCATCATACTGTCAAGCGTGGCCGTTGCTTCGCGTTTGTTAAAATTCGCGCCTTGCTTCGCGGCCACTTTATCAACCATAATACTAATATATCGCTCATATTCTCTTGCTTCAGTTTTAGCGGTCTTCGTTGCTGCTGCGTCATCTTTTGCTTTTTGCTTTTTGGCTGCTGCTTCATCCGCTTTGTATTTATCGATTTGACTATCAATACTACCGCCGCGCGCACGAGAACCAAGCGGCAAATTAAGCGACCCGTGATCAAGCGCGTTTTCTGCAATAACTTCTTTCAGTACTTCTCGCACCACATTTTTTATTGTTGCATCAGTCATTGCTTTACCTCACGCTAAAGGTTTTGTTAATACCGGCTTTTCTTCTTCGTCGCCCGCGTCGTCGCTCTCATTCCCAGCGCCACCGCTCATCGATTCAGGCATCCCAGCAAATGTCACGTCTTCGTCCAGCAAATCTAAATGCTTGAACGCTTTTTCAAGTTCCTTGTATTCAAATTGACGAATGAGTATTTCTGTCCGTTTTGACTTCAGGTCTTCACGCTCTTGATCCGTTTCGTCGTAGATACTTTCAAACTCAATGTCAAAATCATCCTCGGCAACACCACACGCCGCTATGTCCGTATCGTTACGGATCAGCGTATTTATGACAAAGCGCGCGATCGGTTCGATCTGTGCAATCTGATAGCGCGAACGGACGTGTTCATTTGTCGACGCGATTTGAAAAGCCGCTTGACTGTAGTTTGTGTTCCCGCCACCGAAAAAGTATTCAGGCGATAGACCCGTCACTGACGCAACATAGTCACGGAATACGCCCGCGATTTCACTCGTGCCCGGTGATATGTTATTGTTTAATATGTCGAGCGTCGTTCCTTTCGGCGTCGCAATCGGTGTCGATACACCCATCGTCTGAGAAAGGCGTTGCAACTGTGCACGCATATTTGAAAGCATCGTGTCAGTCTGAATATCACCGTCCATCTTTTCAAAGATCACTTGTGCACGTACCATTAAGATTTTAAGGATGTGAACGTACAAGTTCCACGCTTCAGCGGCGGCGCGTAGTTGCGGCACGCGGTTTAAACCCACGCCAAAAAGCGGCTCAAAGCCGGGACAGTTAAAGTATGCGCTAACGCCGTGTTTGAGTTTCGCGCCGAGACAATAAAGATCGCCGATCTTTACTTGTGAATACGGCGTTGTAATTCCTGAATAACTCGCACCCATACCATAAGCAAACTGTGTGTCATTGAAAACGTTAAACGTCACGCCGTCGCCACGGCTTATCGGCACGAGCAAAGCGCCGCGCGGTGATAGCACGGTATAAAAAAGCATATCCTTAATGACTGATTGCAGCTTTACCTTTTTAAATTTCTGTTCGAGCGCCTGTTTGAATTTTTTGTTTTTTGTTTTTACTTCAAAAGGGTTTTTCATTGCCATGGCAATCGGCTTATCTATCATTTCGGAAAGCGTCGGCACTGACAAATATTCCGTGAAGTTCACACGATAAGGCGAGTAGTCAATATACGACATGAGCGTCGACGGATCACTCGGCGTGTTAATCTTTACCGCGCCGTTAGAATACACAGAGTTAAACGCAGATGAAAGCGCCGCTTCAGCTTTCCGCGATGCTCTTTCCGGCAGTGTGTTTTCTGCTATTTTGTCGAAGTCGGCGGCTTTGACAATCTCTGTGACGTACGGCTTTCCTTCAGCGTTCTTTACACGTTTGTGTTCACGCTGCGCATACACATGAAGCAACGCGTTTTCACTCACCGCCTGCACGTCTTTGTATTCTCGTTGCGTATTATAGTCGGCAATAATACCGTTTATTATTCCGTCAATGTTATGTGCGGACATTGCTTTTTTCATGTCCGCGACCATTTTCCCATTTTGCAATATTTCATCATGCGGCAGCGTGTACAGCTTTTCGGCAGTGTTTACAAGCGTTGCCAGTGCTTCAAGCGGTTTATTCATTCTGTGACCTCATAGCTCAAATGTTTTTCAAGTTCGCCCGTTTCGTATAATGGCTTATCAAACCCTTTCTTCGCAACTGTCGTAGGCGCATTATGTTGCAGCTCGCCGTTGCTTTCGATTATTCTTTTTGACTCGGCGACCGCTTGACGACCCATATCCTGAAGGAAAACCGTTTCAAGGCGTTTCGTGTCGCGTGGGTTTCTGACAGAGTTTATCATAAAAGCCTTTAAACGTTCTTTAGTAAACTTCGCGCCGATCTTTTCCGCACCCATCCGCAGCACGGGGCGCGGTGGTATTGTCTCACTGCCGTAATGATTTATTGCGAGTACTTCTGCATACGTCATGCCGTCGTCATACGATCCGGGTAATGCGCCTAATTTTACAAACATAAATTACCGCCTTAATACTTGCACCGCTGCCGCATATTCCGCCACTATCGGTGACGTTGCTAAATGTTCAATTGCACCGGCTAAACTGTCAGGACAGTCATCATGCGGCGCGCCTTTGTAATACCGTGACACTTCGAGCGTGTATTCTGCCTGTGTCCCTGCGAGTATTCTCATTTCCGGTTTGTTTGCTATCACTGTCGCCGCGATCCTTTCATGTTTATTACGGTATTGTCTTTTGACTGTCCACAAGTTTTTTATTGCATTACTGTTTTCGTTTGCTCTAAACGCGTCAATAAAGAAAATAGACGACTCAGCAAGTTGCGACTCGATAACGCTTTCGATCGGCGTAAAGCGTGCGAGAAAGTTTAAAATCGTTATCCGTGTTGCTTCGTCCGATATTGATTTTGGCAACTTCATTCCTGTGAATAAAATCGCACCGCCTTTCAATACACCCACAACCGACACAGCGGTCGAGTCTGTGTCTGTCTTATCGCTGAACGATGGATCAATAAACGCAACTGAATACATACAATCCCACACGTCAACAGTTGCAAACGCGCCGAGCGTATCGTTGTCCTGAACGTGTTTTAATTCATAATTACACGCCCATTCCGCATACGGTAAACGCTCTTTGCGTGCTGCAATCTCGACAAGCTCGTCGAGCAGCAGGTCAACCGAGCCGAAAGGAAATTGTCGCCCTTCAAAATACTTTGCGTCTATAATTGAAAAAACGTCCTCTTCGTGCCACGGCGTGCCTGACAATCTCGTTTGCCCTAATGGATCAATAAGGTTTTCAAGTTCTCTGAAATAGTTAATTGTCCAGCGCCTTTCTGCGGGGCTATACCTGTCATCGATGGTCGAAATATCATCGGTCCATATGTAGTCAAAGTGTCCGCCGGTGATCGACGCGCCCACGCCGACAGCCATCAAAGACGGCTGCGGTGTTATAGTTTTTTTAAATGCGAACTGTGTACGCTCGCTCGACCATATTTTTGTTTTTGCGTCAGTGATACCCCAACGTGAAAACATATACAGACGTAAAATATCATTCGTTTCAAAGTGTCGTTGAATTGATTTCAAAATGTCGCTTGCAAGGTCGCCCGTTTTACGAACGATTAAAAGCCGCATATCAGGGAAACATAAAAAGAGCAGTGCCATAGCGACAACACCGCACGTCGTTTTATAACTACCGCGAAAAGCCTGTAGCACATCAAAGCGGTTGTATTGTAGAAAGACTTTTATCCACTCACCATGAAGCGGCGTTAGTTTTTTGTAGCCGAGCACATGGCCGAACTTGTGCGGTTCGGCAAGCCATGCGCGCAAAAGTGCGACGTGATCAATTTTCTGACTTACTAACGCCATATTCCCGCAATACGTCCGCGACAGCTTTGTCTTCTGTGTTGATGTTTAGTGTTGTATCTGTTATCACTTTTTTCCCTTCAGTGAAATCGCCAATGTTTTCAAGTAGTTTAGCAGTCACCATGTCGCAGCGGCCGAGCATCGTCCCGAAAACGTGATCGACAAGCTGTTGCCCGCTTAACTTCTTTTTCTTCGCTTCGCGGACAACAACACCTTTAATGATTACTGCCGGGGACACTTCTATTTCATACTCACGGGCGAGTGCTTCAGCGTAAAATTCTGACAGTTTCTTTTTCTCAGCTCGTGCTTTTCCAGACGCCTTTCCACCCATCCGTGCAATTTTCTTTTGTTCCGCCTTTGTTCTCGTGTTCTGCGGTTTCAAATTTTCAACTCTTCCAGCCATTACGCTTTCACCATCTTCCCTATTCCGAAAATATCTTGCATCATCTTTTCCGGTTTATCTGCAAGAAATGTTTCACACGCAAGTGCGGCGCCCGGAAAGTTTACCCACTTGTAATCATGCACAAGTATAACGCCACCCGGTTGCATTTTGTGGTATACCTTTTTAAAGCTGTCCGTGATGGAGCTATAAAAATCACCGTCGAAAAAAGCAAAACATATTTTATCAGGATATTTGTTGTCAGGTATATCACCGAAAAATCCTTTATTGATTACAGGATACGATAGAATTGCATCGTCAAACGTTTTCTTGAACATTTCAATCGATACAGCAGACGCACCCTTGTCGCATGGTGTTGCGCCGTCTTCTGCTGTTTTTGGCGGCAACCCTTCAAAAGAGTCGTATACATGCAGCGTCTTATCAACCTTCGTTGCTTTTATGAGTCTTTGAAGGTAGCTCGATGTCATACCGATGTTACAGCCCATTTCGACTATATCCCCCAGAACAGAAAATGTCTCCGCGCAGTTACTCAGGATGTATTTTAATTGCCCCTCCGCAAGCATCACGAACGTTTTTCCTTCGGCGTCTTTTAATACTTCATCCACTATACTATTCATACACCCTCGTTTATTAAAGCAAATTTGCCAAAATATTTGACAGCCGCTACATTATAGGCATGCGCGGCGTCTTCTTTATTGCAAAATAATCCTAAATAAATATGTTTGTAATTAACTTTTATTTGCGCACTCCATTTTTTATTTAATTCTCTCCAGAAAACACCTTTATGTCCTGATTTGTTATTTACTCTCAATTTTTGGTTTCCCATATTTTCAGAGTGTGCGCAGCTCCTCAGGTTTTCTTTTTTATTATTGCAGCCGTCGCCGTTCTTATGATCTATATCAACATTGCAGTCGTCACACCCTAAAATAAACCTATGAAGATAGACAGGTTTACATTTGTTATTACTCCATTTACCAGCTCTTACATAAAAAGTTTTTCCATCGTTCTTATAATCACAATACCAGCGATATTGTCTGACCTTGTCCCAGTCTTCTATATCTATGATAACTTCTTTATTGCCGTACTTAACCGACTCAATAAGGAATTTCAGTACTTTTTTGTCTTGATACGTGATTGTGTTTGATTGCTGCACAATTAAACTCCCTTATGATAGATATCGAGCGTCGTTCCAAAATGGTGTCTTGCATAAATTTTGTCCGGCCCTGTATACTTTACGCCCGTGAAATGCTCGGGGATCATGAAGTGAGAGGGAAATATTTTTACGTTTGCTTTTGTCTGTCGATACATCTCACCCATATATTGATTGCCGGTTGTTTTCCACGGTTCGCCGACTGTCTCTTTTTGCCGTAACCCTTCAATCAATTCCGCTGCAAATACACTACCTTGCACAGCTGCTAATAGTGGTGATATGAGTCCGGGTCGTACCGTTTCATTTTCCCAAACACTATACGAATCAAAGTCATTGTAAAACAGTTCATCAATCGGTGCAAGACATTCCGCATCGGCGTCCATAAAAACGCCACCGTATTTATGTAATATTTCATATTGACAAACGTCTTTCGCGCCATGCCAAACACCACTCGACATATAATAGTCAATATGTTTTCTATTTATAAAGTTTTCCTTATCTATATCCTTTTCAGTCCACAGCCTGCACTCCCAATCGGGATTAAACTCTTCCCAGCTTCGCATCCACTTAAGCGGCATCGGTTTTGGCCCAAACCACGCCCTATGTATGATCTTTGGTATGGTGACAGGTTCTTCGCCTGATAGCTTCCACGTCGGCAGCGACACCGTATTATTTGCAACGGATGGGATTTCCGAGCGGTGCCCGATAAGTGAGGGCACAGGAAAAAGGATCTTCATGCCGTTACGCTTCACGTATTCAGATATACGGTCGTCATCATGCTGTGAGCGCTGCCGGTCAAATTCGGCGATCATCGGTTGTATGTGTGTCACGGGTAAACATATTGCAACACCGCCCCGCGTCACATTGTCCGTGTAGACGCCGTCTTTTACCCATAGGGGCGAGCGGTGGCGGTCTTGCTTCAGGAAAAAATTATACCCTTGCGCTCGTCGGTTTTCCTTTATCCGCTTTTCTTCCTGTGCTGTTATAAAAGCAACGGCCTTTTCTCTGAAGTTATCGCAGACAATACTGTCATCTTGTATCACAAGGTGATGCGTACACAATGGATCATGCTTCATCCATGACGCCCGGCTGTTTGCTATAAGGTTGTTTTGTTGA